AGACGATTAATGGGAACAAAGTATTTGGCGGCAACATCAGTTTTAGTTCGGGATTGACGTTTGGCAATTTCACCGCATCCGGAACATTCACAGCGAACAATGGCGGCGCGCTGGGCGGCACGTTTACAGGGAATCCGACGTTTTCTGGAACGCCGGTGTTTAGTTCTGTGCCAACCTTCAATTCTGGGATTGGGTCAGTTTCAGCCGGATCGATTACAGCGACAGAGATCGTAAGCAGCGATTACTTCTGCCCGATCATCGACAATACCGGCTTGACGGACATTTCCGCCACGTCGCAGTCCTGCTTCAATACAGCGTTCACAAATGGCGAGAAACTGCGCTTTGCGAAAGGGAAATTTCTTTTCAGTACGGCCCAGAACTGGACCAACAAGCCTGGCTTCAAAGTTGAATGCTCCGGCAGTCAGTATCAGATTTCTTCTCAGAGTCCGATTGCTGGCGCGGGAACAACGATCTTCCTTGGCAACACCGGGGGCGTGCTCCTGGATACGACCGGAAGCGGTGATCAGAGCATTAAGAACTGCACGATTTATCTCGGCGGAACGGGCATCACAACGCCTTCGACCGTCGGAATCCGGCAAGGGCGGGACAATACAGGCGGCGGTGGATCGAGCAACCCGTTTTGTTTTGCTCAAAAATTCCACTACGACAATGTAAACATCATCGATTTCACCAACAATACCAGCGCGAACACGTCACGCGGGTACGTTGGAATCTACAACGTGGGTGCAGAAAACGGTTGGTATACAAACATGGGAATTCACTCTGGAACTCCCATCGTTTTGGCTGCGACAGACATCCTCAGTATCCCAAGCCCTTTTCAGCCTGCGACTGGATGTCCCGCTTCGATGACTCAAGTTCACATGGATACAGTCCTAACAGATGCATTTACTTCGGCCACGCCGAACATTGAAGCCAGCGGCACGTTTAGCGTATGGCTTACCAACCATCAGTTTCAGGGCGGCAATGCGACCATCCTGTTTGAAGGAGCGACGACAAGTAACTGGCATGTCACTGGAGCGCAGGAATCGGCAATTGCGACCTCTTATGCGATTCGTTCAACGGTCAACGTGAACGACTCCTATTTTCACATCGAAGCCCTGCCATCTACGGCGATGATTAATCCAGAGGCAAACAATCTGACGTTTGCAAATAACTTATTTGAGTTCAACTCGGACAATACGACCGTTCCGCTGATTACGAACACGGCTACGGGGACGGCAATCAAAGGCGGCTTTGCAGTGGTTTCAGGAACCACGACCGCAGCGAATACCACCGTGACCGGAACAGACGTGTTCGCCCCTGGCGTGACAGACGGCAATATCACATTCAACGCGGCTTCCCTCTACGAATATAAGGGCACATCGGGGCTGATCACACACGGAACGCGCAAAGCTACGCAGTTCCTAGCCACCAGCAATGGAACATGCGCCAATCCAGCATTCGGCCTAACTTCTTCATCCACTGGTTATTTTTTGAACACCAATACTCAATGGCAGCTCTGTTACGGATCAACCCCGATAGTATCCTTCAATGGGGTCGCGCAGAATTTCCCTGTCAGCTATATCCTGGGGTGGTCTAGCAACGCCGATCCAAATAACGCAGGCAACGATACTGGTATTTCCAGAAGTGCGGCAGATGTGCTTGCCGTGGGAAATGGAACCGCAGCCGATAGCAGTGGAACTATTAAAGCTCGTGTGTTCCTTGCTGGCGGTGCCGCTTCAACACTTTCCGGGACTGGAGCCTGTGCAACCATCACCACGCAAACTGGCGGGTCTTCGGCTGGAAGGGCCACCTGCACGGGAACTACAGGCGCAAGCACGCTGACAATCACGCCGGGAACAACCGCAACGAATGGCTGGGTATGCTACGTGCAGGATCAGACCACACGAGCAAATCTGCTGCAGCAAACATCGAACAGCACTACGGCCTGCACTTTGACGGCGACATCAGTCACGCAGAATGATGTGTTCGTGTTCACGGCTATTGCGTTCTAGCGGGTTTTAGAAGTACGTGGCAGCCCCACGTAAGAAGCTCTTGAGGCTTCATGTGTTGAAACGGTTCGGCCATTGATTTGGGCGAGGTAGGAAGGGATGGCCAGCAGTCTTGATGGATCACATTCAAGCTGAAACCAGCAGCAGCCATCATTCCCGCCATTTGCGGCCATGGAACTCGGTTGGTATAGAAGCCGCTTTTGGCCATGAAATCTGATTCCCATGTATCCGCCGAGAAGCGCAGATTGTTTAATGCGCCGCCAAGATGGTCACGGAAGTCTATTTGATGAGATGCAACGCCATCAGGTTTTAGAACGCGCTTCATTTCGGCAATGGTCGCGGGAAGTTCTTTGAGCCTGATGTGTTCCAGCACCGCATTGGAAAACAGGAAATCAACTGATGCTGTTGGAACTGTCCGGAGAGATGGAAGACCGTTACTCAGGTATTCGGTGTTGGGAAATGAGGCAGGTTCGGCCAAGGGTGCGGCATCAATTAGCCAAGTTTTTGAAGCCCCAAGTTCAGCGGCGAGTTTCCCAGTGAGTAACCCGTTGCCAGGGCCCAGTTCAAGGACGGTCTTCCCTGTTAGGTCAAACAGGCCAGCAGTATTCAAGTGTTTTAAAAAGATTGAGCGCGCGGATTCTTCATTGTCCATCACGCCAGCCCGGAAAAGGTTGAGCCTCTGCCAAGTGAGAGGGGCAATGGGAAGGCGCGAGAGCACGATCTTTGCAGGGATTTTGACGTACCAAGGAATCACGGTTTTTACCATTTCTTGCGCGGATGCCGTGGCAGCGGCTGCCCCTCAAGATCACGGGCAGCTTTATCCAGGGCATAGCTAATGCATTGCTCGTTAGTGGGATCGCCGAATCTATCGGTCAGATGTGGCCGGATGATTTCAATGTTGAGCAGGTCTTGATCGTTCATTTTTCGCGCTTCATTATGGCTTTGCAGATATCTTTTGCCGCATTCGATATTTTGTGCGACATCCCAGAGGCTACAACCTCTGCATCCTGATTATAAATGAACCACTCTTGCTGATGGCCGCCCCAAGTGGTTTCGTTCCATGTTTTTGAGTCCCAGACTATAGCAAGGTCAGCTTCTTTCAGGTCGCCAACGATTTTGATTGCCGGACAGGCCTTGTTGAGATTGCTCACTTGCTGAGCATCCCCCGGGTGATGGCCCCTGTCAGAAACGTAAACCTTGGTTGCTGCAAATAGCGGCGAGCAGAGCAGTACAACGAGCAAGACTTTCATAGCGCGCGGGATTTTACCTCAAACAATGGCCACAAAGCCAGTAACGCCCAATCCGGCACAACGGAAACAGCAGCCGCAAAGCCCCTCGGATCAAGCCCTTTTGGAGTTGGGCGACAAGATTTTTAAGCGCGATTCGAAAAACCGCCACGCAGAAGACCGCGCATGGTTTCAGGCAGCACTGTTCTACCAGCTTAAGCAGTGGATCACTTCGGGAGCGAATGGCCGCTGGGAGATACAGAAGAATGATCCCAAAAAGCCTATCCCGATGCCGGTAAGCGATTACTTCTCGAAGACCATCAATGCAAACTCGAACAGCCTGGGCGCAGCTATCCCAGAGATGATCGCCACGCCGAATGATCAGAACTCAAACACACGGCGCGCGGCAACAGCCGCAGAGAATGCATTTGATGAGATGGACAAAGAATCGGGCATGGACATCCTGAACCCGATTGCGGCAAAACATTGTGTTCTTTGGGGTTTGGCCTGCACGAAAGAAACGGTAGACATGTCAGAGAGCGCCGGCATGATGGACCTGCCCGGTGTTGATCTGACCGAGCAAAGCGTAAAAATATGTCCGAACTGCGGATACATGTCAGTGGGCCAGCAGCCCGGGCAATTACCAGAGCAAAACCCGCTCCAGGAAGCGAACAAGGCGGCAATGGGCGGCGTGGCCTTTGGCGATCCCGGTCCTCAGCCAGACCAGTTGACAGGCGAGCCAGCGCAGGAGCTTTGCCCAGATTGCGGTTCGCCGCTTGAAACTGAAACGCTGCATGATCTGGCGTTCAGCCAGGGCCAGTCATTTGCCAAAGGCAAACTGTGTACGGAAGTGGTGCCGATTCTTGAAATCTATCTTCCGCGCGATTGCCGCGACCCGAATCTTGCCAAGCGGATCACGCACAAATACCGCAAGCCCAAAGAGGAATCTGAAGACCTTTATCCCGACGCCGGCGAGCTGCCTACAGAGGGACGCAACGACGCTTCACAGTTTTACATGGAATCCCTGCGCGGGCTGGTCATGGGTACCATGCAATCGGATGACATGGTCAGCTTCACCGAAATTTGGGCTGACTGGACGCAACTGAATCGGGACACCCGTGAAGCGATTGAGCAGGAATGGGGCAATGAGCCATCGAACGTGATTGGCTACGATGGCATGACCCGGCTGCAGGCAGCGAAACGATACGGCATCTACTGGATTTTCGTGAAAGACAAGGTCCTGGTTAAGAGCGAGAACCCATGGGACGGCAAAAAGTGCTTCACATTCTACCCATGGGAAAAAGACCCAGCATCGCCCTATCCAAAAGGCCTGGCTGTTCCGCTGATTCCCAAGCAAAAGCAGCTCAACCGGCTGGACTGCATGATGGAGTTGAGCGAGCAGACCAACGGCGTAGGAAAGCTCATGGCGCCGATTCAGCAGATGTCGAACTTCAAGCCCACCGGTAATCCGGTCGACGTTTACTGGTATGACGGTGCAGACGGTAAACAAAAACCTGAGTTTACTTTGCCTAATCCCTATGGTCCTGCTCTGCCATCAAAGCGTGCGGCCCTGATTCAGGACTTCCGCGAGTTGGGCTATACGCAGGGAGTGAGCCAGGGCGACAATCCAGGCGGTGGCGTGAACTCTTTCCGCGGCATCGCCTATCTAGGCGCCAAGGCAGAGGAAAACATTCAGACTCAGCGGTTTCTCTGGGAACAGGGCCACAAACTGCGCAAAGAGCTGCTGTTGATCATGGCGCGCAAAGTCTGGGATGATCCACGCAAGGCCCGCGTAGCAGGTTTCAATGGAAAGTTCGGCATGATGGAGCTGACCGGCGATTCCCTGATGGGAGATTACGGGATTGACGTTCGCAAGGGCTCTTCTAGGCCAAAAACGCGGGAAGAAAAACTCAATTCGCTTCAGATTGCGGCTTCCGCTGGTTTGGTCAACATGCAGGACCCGCAAACCCGCGAATATGCGCTGGACGAACTCGACATCACGGAAGTTGATCAGGCAGATCACTACAACTATACGAAAGTGGACCGCGACCTTGAGAAGTTGAAGCAAGGTCTGATGCCGTTTGAGTCGCCGTTCCAGAAATGGGACATATGGGTACAGACGCTGGGCATGTACACGCTGACGGAAGAGTTTGAAGAACTTGATCCAGCGATCCAGCACGGCATTCTGATGTATTGCCAGTACTGCTCAGACAAACTGGCAGCCGTGACGCAAGGTATTCCACCGGATCCATTGGCGGCAAACAGGGCTTTTGCTGCGGCGGTGCATGGCGGCAATGATCAGAATCCGCTCAATGGCATACCCGGCCAGACACAGCAGACAGGGAACGTCGAAAGCGCTGTGCAGAATCAGGGTAACGCATTTGCAAGCAAAGTTTCGCCGGCATCACCGGCATAGGAGAGAGTATGGCACTCGGTGTGAAGTTAACAAATTTGTCGGCAAACTCTGGCGTTCAGCGCAAGCCGCCAGGCGATAAGTTCATGGCACAGGTCGAAATCGCATTCGATAACGCTTACCCAACCAATGGCTACCTGATTGACAGCCCAACGCTCGCCGCATTGCTGGGATGGTCCGCGGTGGAGATGGTGCAGCCAACATGCATGGGCCCGAACGTGAGCGCCGCTATCGGTGATTTCAGCTACGACCAGGCCAACAAGAAAATCAAACTATTCACGGCAGCCGGCGTCGAGGTCGGCAACGGCGTGGATGTTTCGGCAGCGAAGCTCTACGCGCTTGTGTTCGGCAGCTAATCATGTCTGATCAAAGCAAAACAATTGCCTTCAAAAACTGGCAGGAGTCATCTGATCCGCTTCGCCCATTGAAGATCTTCCTTCGTAGAGCATGGTGCGCGATTCGCGGCTATCACAAGGCTGACCTTAACCAGTTATATTGCGGCAGTTGCAACTCTTACATGTTTGAAAAGCGATTCGAGAAGAGATAGGCGCGCACAGTTTCAGGGGCGCGGTTAACGACCTGGAGGCTACGGCCTCACGCGGTTCGATTCCGCACAAAAGTGGATGGACACAACCTGACTCCAATCAGGTGCGCTCCTGAAAAATTCAGTAATTTAACAATTCAAAAGCCATTCGGAGGCCGCTCAAGGGCGGCCTTTACGTTTGAGCGAAAGGATGAATCATGGCAACTTCGAATATTACTCCCAATCCCGGCGGCACCTCATCAGGCGATGGCGGCGGAACGCCTGCAAGTTCACCGACACAGCCAGTTCATAGCTCTGATCGTGCATTGGCCAATTACAACAGCGGCGATCCCGCAAAAGGCGGCGCTGCACCAGCAGTAGATCCAGCGAAACCGGCTGTAGTTGATCCGGCCAAGCCAGCAGGCGGTGATCCTGCACCGGCAGGCGACATCGCAGGGCTTGATCTAGCAGGATTGCTTGGCGATGACCTAGCCGCGACTGATCCCGCGAAACCGGCCGTTGCGGACCCGGCGGCAGCAGCGATTGATCCGAACGCTGATCCGCTGGAAGCGCTGAAAGACAATCCGCGCGTCGTGGAATTGAAGGCAGCAGAAGCGGCCGTGAAAGACGCGATGAGCGCTTCGCCAGAGTGGATCAAAGAACCGGCGCACCTGACAGCGGCTGTACAAGATGCGGCTGTGCTCTGGGACGTGACTAAGGGTAAACAGAAGGTTGATGTCATTCTGGACGCGGCCAAGGCTAACACTCCTGAGACGTATCAGCAGATTCTGGGCGATCTGAAGGCTTATCTGGAACGTGCAGGCATCCAGGTAGCAGCGCCGGCGGCAATCGATCCCGCGAACATGACGCCCGAGCAGAAGCAGTTGGCTGCTATCCAGAAGGAATTGGATGAGCGCAAGGCCAATGACAAAAAGGCCGAAGAGACACGCAAGCAGACCGAGTTTGCCGCGCGGATCAATAGCACCAAAAAGACGATCCTCGAAACCAAGATGCCCGAACTACTGAAAGACACGATTTTCGAGGGCGAAGGCGAACTCTTCTTGGGTCTGATTGGCCAGCAGCTTCTGCCCAAAACAGCAGAGTTGATTGCTGCAGCTGAAAAAGGCGATTTCAAGATGCTGGAAACGGCAGTCAAGGTCGCACGCTCCACTGAAGCCAAGCGGTTCAAGGCCCGTATCGATCGCGCCATCGAACTGCAGAAGAAAAAAGTCTTGACCATTCCGAAGCAGCCAGTGGCAGGCGCGCCAGCAGCAGGCGATCCCGCAGCGCAGCCAGTCACGGCGCAGGCCACAGCCGAAGCACGGCGCAAGAGCATGGCTGCGGCATTAAAGACCGGCAACGCCAGCTAAAAACGATTTTCAGTACGACTTCCACAGACAAGAGTCTTTACCAGGCTTTACGCCTACGGGCGGGCCGATAGGGATTGACGCTTCCTGCTGAGAACCGCCGTTACCCACACGGCTATTTCACTTGAGGTGTAAACCCACTATGGCCGATGCAGGAACAATCTCGCGTATTGGCAATCTGCTGAAAAATACCTACGGGCCCGATTACATCGTAGACCAGCAGAATAAGGCGGCGGTAACTCGGAAAGATTTTTCGAACGCTCCCGAATCCGCGCGCATGGGCGGCGACCACTACGAATTTCCAATCAAAGTAGGCGGAAACCGCGCGTCCGTTCAATTCCAGGCTTCAGACGATCCTTTGGCTGCGGCTGGGCGCCAGAACAATCAGAAATTCCAGATCTTTGACCGCCTGTTGACCGCTAACATCCGCGTCTTTGAGAAGGACATCAAGAACTCTGAAACCAACCAGCAGGCCTTCGTCAACACGCTGGACGATGAAGTCAACGGCGTGCTCGAAGACACCATGAAGGTCGCGAACGTCGATACCTTCATGGACGGTTCTGGCATCCGTGGCACCATCTCCGCGGGCGCGAACAACGCTAGCCAGACCCTGACAGTCGGGACCACGTTTGGGCAGTTTGGCTCGCGCTATCTCCAGCCCAATGACGTCGTTGACGTGTTTGATTCCACGCTGACCACGTCTCGCACCGGCGGCAACGGCGTCAAGATCAATACAATCACCCGCTCCGTGAACGGCGGCGCCGCTACCGTTGTTTTTGCCAACGCCGTCAACACCACGACCGGCGATATCGTCGTGTGGGGCGCAGGCAAGGTCAACAAAGCCTACATGGGGCTTTGGGGCGCTACCAACAACGGCACCGAAACCTTCCAGAACGTGAGCCGTTCGTCCCAGCCCATCACCAAGGGAACGGTTGTGGACGCGGGCGGCAATGGATTGCTGGAATCACATCTGCAGCAGCTTTTGAGCGGCGTTGAAATCGCAACTGGCGATGGCAACACAGTAAAAGAGTTCCGCACCGCCCAGGCACAGTTCGATTCCTATGTTGGCCTGGGATTTGCGCAGAAGCGGTTCATGGACAACAAGCTCGACAAGGGCTTCCAGCAAGTGGATTACAACGGCCTGCCCTTCAAAAAGGATGTGGACGCCCCGCCAGCAGCGATCTTCGGCCTGAACATGGAATACGTTCAGAACGGAATCGCCGTACCGCTGGACTGGATGGACCGTGACGGCCAGATGCTCAAATGGGACCGTGGCTATGCAGCCTGGGTTGCCATCCTGACCGAAATGGGCAATTACTGCTATCCGCGTCCGAACGCGCTGGGCCGGATTCAGGCGTTGTCAGTCGGCAACTTCTACCAGCAATAACCTCTTTCCAGAAACCCAAGGCCGCTCGCAAGGGCGGCCAATTTTCAGGTGAAACAAGCTATGTCAAGACTCTGGCTCCCTGAGAGCATGCGCGCTTCATCGGGACGAACCGTGCCCGAATGGTTTGCTGTGGCGCTACGTGACATCGATCCCTCGTTGATAGTTTTTTTTAATCCGATTCGCGCTCGATGGATCCTTGATCGCTGCACGGCGGGCGGGGAGTTACATGTTTCAAACCACGAGCATACCCCCGAATGCCCGCGCACGAATGTCAAGGTCATCCAGGATGAAACCGGTCAGTACTTACCGCTGTCCCCGGATATTTTGGACTGGCTGCGAGCGAACGATACGTGGGCCCAACATTCGAGCGCAGGACAAATGATTACCATCCTGGCCAATCAGGATGCTGCGTATCAGGAAAGGCTCAAAGAAGAGCGCAGAGACAACACGCACCATCGCACGCTGGACCATAAGCGCCAAATCCAAAAGGCGAAGAATTTGATGGATCAGCACGACCTGAAAGTAAACCAATAAGCGCACGTCACATCACTACGGGGACACTGCCAAGGCAGGTCTTTACCGTTTTGGAGGATAGATGTCATCAGGGTTAGATGTAATCCGCTTTTACAACGGCCAGAGTGCCCCTTTCCAACAGAAGTTCGTTTACACAAAACCAGACACGGATTTCCGCGAAGAGAACGGAAATGCATACTGGAACGTAGATGCTCCGCCAAAAAGCTTCTTCGAGGTTCCGTTTGAGCTTGAGACAAGCCTGGGCGGAATCTGGCGCATCAGTATTCACACTGAAATCACCCAAAGATTCGGCAATCGCGGCGTTATCCGCGTGGATATCAAAGCGAAAAAGGCTCTCGAAGAGAATCCTGGCGATCCGCGTTTCGCTTACGTTGCCCATGACGACGAAAGCGCCAAAGTCAAGGGCGATGAAATCTGGCGCACATATTTGCGCCAGGTCATTCAGGATTTTGAGGTTGAGAATGATCGCCGTGTAACCGAGCGTGGCCTGCATAAACTCCGGCCCAACAATTATGTGGCGCACGCCTACCGCGAATTGGGCATGGAAATTCCAGGCGAGGAAAAGACATCCAACGCACCCTCTCTGGCAGCGGTTCCAGCAGCCCAGCAGGGCGAACTTGCCGAACTGCGCAAGAAATTTGATCAGCAACAGGAGCAAATCAGAGTGCTGCTGGAAAGGGACGCGCAACGGGAGACAGGCGACTCTCAGCCTCAGCCCACTGGCAGCGATGGCGCGCAGCAGGATCCAGTCGGCGCAACTGCTGGCAACGGCAAGGAAAAGACAAATCACAAAAAATAAACCATGAACCTTGCCCAGATGTACCAAAACTGTATGGCCGCCAGCTACTACAGCAGGACTGCGGGCGAGGTGTGGTCAAAGCTCAGTTCGGCTGGCTTTGAGGTCTATACCAAAGTCCTGAAAGAGCGTAGCGGATTCTTCATCAAGTTTGATGAGGTATCGCTTACGCTCTTGCCCGGCCAGGCAAATCAGGAATACACGCTGCCGGTCGATCTAACCCAGGTTGTGCATCTGGCAGAGCGCGTGAGCAGCGCGGAAAACTGGCGGCCCATGGCCCCGGCCAACGGGATAGAAAACGTCCTGATCAATCAACTATCGAACCTTGGATTGTTTTCGACTGCCGGTTATGGGCCGCCCAGCCCATTCAGTTATTTTGGCCCATTTCTTGATGCATCAGCTGCGGTAGCGGGAGCGGCAGGCCAGACGCAAAAGATTCGCGTGTCACCCATACCGGACACGAACCGCTTTGTGCAGCTCGTGTACACGGCCAAATGGATTCCGATCGTGAATCAGAATTCATCACTGATGATGCCGGATGAAGGCACCTATGCAATGCAGTCGATGGCCACAGCTGAGCTTTTGCGCCTTAATAACGACGATATGGCGCTGCAGCTTGAAGCGCAGGGCGCGCGAGAGCTGACCAACTTCCTTGATTGGGTTCGTACTCGGCAGACACAAGAGCCGCCAACCGTTGAACCAATGTTCGACTGGTAATCCGTGACCATTAAAAATCTTGAGCCAACCGAGTTTTCCAGCTTCATCGGAAAAAATACGGACGACAATACGGTCAAGACTGCTCCTGAGTATCTGCTGGCCGCAAAGAATGTTGTTTGCCAGGGCGACGACACGGTCAAAACCTGCCCCGGCTACACGTCTATAAAAACTCCGGGCGGCCACATCGTAAAGCAATTTGATTGGCAGCGGCCAGCGGACCAAAAGCAATACCTGCTGGTGCAGCACGGCGGCAAGCTGGGCGCAATGCTGCAAAATGCGGATGGATCCTTTGCCAACGAGTCCGGACTAACAACCGGCGAAGACGATACGCTGAGTTTCGACTTCATTACCAGCTACTTTGCGGCGTATGCGAACAATGGCCAGAATGCCTATCGCATCATGGACGTTGCGGGAACGCCCAAGGCTTTCAAGTGGGGCATTGCGGCGCCACAGGTAGCACCGGGAATTTCTTTCAGCCCTGGAAGCCAGACCCTGAAGTATGGCCGCAAGTACTGCATGGCGTTTGTCTCTTATGTGACCGATGCAGCGGGAACGCAGCGCATGCACATCGGCCCACCGGGACCGCTGAGCGTTCACACAGGTCCACAGACGAGCCAGGTTCCGATACTGCAGGCGCTTGAGGTATCCACCGATCCACAGGTTACGCACAAGTGGATTTTCTCGACGGTCGATACTCCGGACGATACGTCGAGCACATTTTATTTCGAAGCGGAACTCACGAACGCAACCACAAGCTTTGGCGACACGCTCACAGATGATCAGCTCGATACGACGCGGCTAGCGCCATTCGACAATCATCCCGCGCCCAAAGGCTCGATTGTTCTGAGCTATCAGAATCGCGCAGTGATCATCGATCCGGCAACCGGCTTTGTATTCTTCAGCGGATTCGAGGAAATCGACCTGGGTGATCCGTTGGCGTCATTTCCTGCGGACCTGTTCTTTCAACCGCCGGCTGGCTCTCGTAAGCCTACTGGCGGCGCCGTGGTTGATGACGGTAATACTTTGCTTGTGGGTACGGAAGAAGCTTGGACGAAACTGACCGGCTCCAACGCCAACACGTTTCAGATGAAAGAACGTGTTGTGTCGCCCGGTCCCGTGGGCAAAGATGCGATCACAAGGACGCCAACGCATCTGGTCTGGATGAGCCGCGATAAAAAGCTCAATGCCTGGGACACGCGGCTTGAGGGATACATCGGAGTTCCTGCAATGCCGATTGATCTTTCGCAGCCGATCCAGCAAAAGCTGGCGGGCACGTATTCCATGGAAGACCTGAAAGACAGCGAGATTCAGAATGCGAAGCTCGCATGGTTCGCTTATGGCAAGCAGCATTATCTGCTCTGTGCGGCCAACACCATTGATGAGCCAACCAAGGCGCTCAACTGGATTCAGCTCTGGTATGTGGCTTTTGAAAACGGACAGATCAAGAGCCTGGGCGAAACAGACTTCATTCCGAGTGACCTGTTTTCTTCCATGTCAAATGCTCTTCTGGGCTCGACGCCTTACGTTTTGTTCGGCGGCAATAGCTCAGGGAAGATTTATCGCTGGCCAGATACGTTCCTGCACGATGGCCAGCCGTTTGATGCGGTAGCTGGCCCGGCATGGTCGCTATTGGGCTTTGATGGCGATAAGCAGTGCTATTGGGCAGACCTTATTACTGACCGAATAGATTCGGCTCAGAGTTTCAAGGTTCAGGCGGTTGCGGCGGGCGCGCCCAACATGCAGATCAAGCCGGTGCTTTTGGAGAATGGCCCGGTCCCAGATGCAAGCGCAACTGATCCAACGGCATTTCGCGCGAAGATGATGTGCCAGGGCGCCGCATTCGGCAAATATGCGCGATTGCTTATTTCGTTCCCGACGGATGGCCAGCAAGCAACACTGAAAAAGATCACGATCTATGCGCGGCCTGTCTATCAGGGAGCGCCATGACCATCCGGCTCTCGATAGATGAGATTTCAGATCGTGTCCTGAGACTTGCGGGCGGTCCGGTACCAAAGCGGCCGGTGGATTCCTTTACCGTGGTTTTTAACGACACCACGAAGGGGCTGACGGTTTCATTTCGATTGGCAGACCCGACGAACATTGACAGCATTATCCTGAAGCGCAACTTCACTCAGGACGTAGGTTCGGCAGTCGTGGTCAATACCTGGGCGGCATCGACGCTCAAGGTTGGAACTACCATTTCTTATGATGATGCTGATCGCACTATCAAAGAGAATCCCAGCGTCTTTTACTGGCTGGAATGCCATCCAGCAACAGATGAGTTCGCTGAAACCGTCATCGGACCCAATAGCGCCGACCTGTCGTTTGACCAGACAGCGCCGAATGCGATCGCGGAGTTCGATGCGTCAAAGAGCGCCGGCGCAGGCGGAATCGTAACCATCTGGGTATCGTTTCTTCCGCCACGCAACGACATGCGGTTCGGCTCTTGCAAGATTGCCATTGCCGGATACAACGGTATTGCAGCAACGGTAGAAATTGCCCAGCATGCTACATCGCCATTCAGTTTCACGCTTGAGCAGACCGGCGAGACTGTAACACTCAGCGCGATTTCGGTATCACAGGATGGCGTTGAATCAACCGCGGTAGCGCCAACGAAGGTCTTGACGCTCAATGCGGCGGCAACTGTACCTGCAAAGATCATGGGCGCGACGGCCACTGAGATTCCATCGGGATTGCAGATCATGTTCCCTGCTGCACTGGAATCAGGGATTACGCAGTATCAGATTTACCGCGGACGCCGCGGCGGAGGGTTTGGCGCGGCTGCCAGCATTGGAACTGTGACGCCCACAGGCGCAAGCGCCTATGTGTTCCTTGATGGCAGCGGCCTGGGTGGCCAGTTCGAGTGGTACGTCTTTGCGGTGAATGCGACTGGGAACGGCGCGGGCAGTGATCAGATTTTGCCTGATCCTGCATCACTTACCAGCGCAGATCAAACGGTAAACAGTCCAGCAAACCAGACGAACTTTGCCAAAGTCGATTCGGTTGATGCAGGTACAGACGCAACCATTCGCATCTACGATCCCTCCGGCGGAGTTGGTACAGCATGGACGTATAAGGCCGGCTACGGAACGCTCATTATTCCAGCGGGGAGCATTCCACACAAGTCCTACACGACGGCATATTTCATCGTCTGGGACACCCTGGGCCAGCAATACCTTTCGTTTATTGATGCGCCGTCGACGTTGCCCGATAACTACATCTTTGCCGGAAAAGTAACAACGGTAGCTGCTGGCGGGACTGGCGGTTCTTCTGGTGGCGGCGGCACCGGCGGCGGTTCGGGTGGCTCAGGCGGGAATCGGTTCGATCTTCCATAAGTCTTTCATTCATAAAACCAATGGCAAAAGAGTTACGGCGCAGGATCAACATGGCTACCCGAACGGTCAGCGTGGATGTTGAGGACTATTTTGGCGTTGTAACAACACACACGATCCCGCTGGTAGGCGATTGCTGCTCACTCTGCAATAGGGTATTCCCCGGCAATGATGGAAGTGCCGATATTGAGGCCTCGGTTGCCCAGGTTGTGGCCCATGTGCGAGATATCGGAGATGGACTAATCACAAAGCTGGAAAAGAGTTCTCATCCTGAAATCAAAAAGCATGTAGAGCTGGCAAAGGCGAAGCGCGATGGTAAATGAGCGCCCAGCCACGATTGATGAGCTGCCTTACCTTCAGCAGAGAATCAATGAATCAGGCGGCGAGAAGATAAAGCTTTACGAAGATGTCTATGGCGAAATTGTTCCCATTTCGCAAGTCTGGGTTGCCGAGAAAGACGGCAAGATCATCGGGCTAATCAACCTGCGGCTCATCTGGCAAGCTGAGCCCTGCTATATCTTTCCTGAAGTAAAAGATACCAACACTCGCAGGCGCGCTGCTATCGGATTGCCGCGAGCAATGGAAGCATGGCTGGGCGACCGTACAAAGAACAAGACAGGCATCTACAGCTACTTTTTTGTGACGTTAAGCCGGGCATGGGCACGGCTGGCAATTCATTTTGGCTGCTCGCGTATTTATTCACGACATATCACCTTGGGAAAGGACCTCTGAGACATGGGCAGCAAACCGCGCGACTCAGGAACAATGTCCAGTTCGTCTGCGGGTGCGCAGGCTGCTGACCAGGCACTTGCAGCACAGGCGACACAGAATACCGGCTACGCAAAACAGGCGCACGATATCCTTTTTGGCGCGGACGGCAAGAGCGGCAATCTTTCCAAGTTCCTTGACCCAGCCTCTCTGGATGTCTCTGGGCCAACCGGGGCTTACAAGCTTCAATACAATCAGGCCGTATCGAACATTGCAAACCAGAGCAAGGACGTGCGCGGATCAATCGCGCGCTATAACGCCAACCGTGGTTTTGGTTCAAACGCGCCCGCCGGATTCACTGAAGACCAGAACCGACGCGCGGCAGAAGACCAGGTATCACAGCAAGGCGGGGCATTCACCGATTACGCAGGGAAAAGCTACCAGGACGCGCGGCAGAATTTCTGGAATGCGAACAATATCGCAACCGGTTCAGGCGCAGCGGCAACGAACGCAGCGATTTCGGCGGATTCGGCAGCCGCAAACAATTACGCGAGTCTTTACGGTACGGCGAGCACTCCAGTTCCAAGCGCAATGGGCGGCATCATCGGCTCGGGCCTGCAGGCAGGTGGACAAGTCGGAGCAGCCGTTGCTTGCCCCTGTGAGGGTTCAATGATACTGATGCATGATGGCACAGAACGCCGCGTAGAAACTCTGGTCAAGGGCGATGAACTCCGCGGGATTGATGGCAAGTCATGTGAACTGCTGCAAGACCCGCGCAGCGTAGTAAGAGAGTGCGTAGAAGTCGGATTGCTGAATGGAAAGACGCTCTGCTCGCAGGATCACACGTTCGCGCTTCCACTTGGCGGATATGAGTTTGCCTTTAAATCAACGGCAATCAACATTCGATTCAAGGATGATATTGCAACCGTTCTGACAGTCAAAGAGATTGGCCGAGAGCCAGTGTATGTGCTGGAAATTGGCGGCTCACACAGCTATCGCGGAGACGGCTTTTGGGCCTTGAGCTAGAACAGACTGTAAATTTCGCTGCTGCCGCTTATTTGTACTTGCGCGTGAATTGAAGGTCTATTGCGATAGTGCTCCGCCATCGGAATAGCGTATTCCTTTTTGATGATTTCGCTGATAGCTGCCAAACGTTCGGAAGCGGTCATGCGAACAGCCGCATTCAATTCCGACTCAGTGAAACTGACCACGCCAGTAAGTTTACGGTCAACGATCTGGTAGCGATTGGGAATTACGATGTTCTTCGGAAAAGACCATACGCGATTGAACGGAATGGCCTGCTCGATAGCAACGCCGCCAACCAGTGCGGATAGGCCTTGCAAGAATGATCTACGGTTCATTTGCGCTCCAAACCTTTGAATTTCTCGCCAGTTGAGATGTGATAGCCGAAGTCCGAAGCAGTAACAATGCGATCTTCAAATACGACCACCTGATCTCCCTTTTGCAACTCGCTCCATTTCTTAAACGTTCCATCAGGCATAAGAGCATACGTTGTATCGGGAAGGCAGTTGGGTGGAAGCTCAATAACCATGTTCCTGATTATAGGTCACTCCTAATATGGCAAACAATCAATTCGGCACACCGCTGCGGCGCGGCGTATTCACTCCCGGCATCTTTGATGATCCCGACACGATTGCCCAAATTGCCATGGCTGAAAATCCGCCTGAGCAGCAGCCATCCGTGAACCCGGCGCAGCCTCCGCCCATCACCGGCATCGTGCCTAAATCGTTTACCGAATATGCGGCTGATCCAATCAATGCCGCCAAAATTCCCGAGGCCGTACCGCCGAACACGCCCATGCCTTCAGTTGTGGCCAAAGCAGCCTCAACAGCACTGGCCAGCGCGAGTATACCGCCACCGATTGATTCTGCTATTGCCGGTGGCCCCGGCGCAGAGCAGCCGCCACAGCTTTTCCCGAATCAGCCAGCAGCCGCAAGCCAGCCATCGCTTGAGGATTCCCTGATGTCAGGTCCGCCAAATGGCGGCAAGGGAATCACGGCACAGAGCCAAGCCCAGCAGGACGTCGCTCCATCAGGCCCTTTGAGCAAGGCTGATTTTCTGGCACAGCATCCGGTGAATATTCCCGGCGCGCCCTATGTACCACATGGCGGAAAACTGGCGCTTACAGGACTATTTGCCGCTTTGGACAATGCAGGCGCATTCCTCGATCACGGCACGCCTACGGTTGGCCCCGGCCTGATGCATAACGTCCAGGCTTTGCAGGAGTACAACCAGAATCTGCCAGTGCAACGGCAGCAGTCAGAGCAGGCCGCCTATGATGAGTATCTAAAGAACTATGGCGCAGTGCGCCAGAACACTCTTACACCAATCACCACGATTGGGCCAGATGGTCGACCGATGACGACCTACGTCGATCCGGCGACACAGAAAGCGCTTCTACCTGCCAATACAAAGGCTGGCGCTTCGATTGTCACTACGCAGATCAGGGCCGACAGCGCGGAAGACGTTGCGCGCCTGAGACTGGCATTCCAGCAGGGCAAGGTCGCACGCGTAATGCCGGTAAAGATGCAGGACGGAACGCCAGGAATGGCTGCCTATGACGCGCAAGGCAATCTTCTGCACACGATCCCCGGCGCGTTGCCGCCTGCGCAATATCTGCCGACCTCATCCACTACTCAGGACGTAAAAGAGGACGGCAACGGCGGATACATCATCATTCCGAAGACGGAAACGAAAGCACCGAACCTTGGCGGGGTTGCAGCTGGTGTACCTGTAGCAGCTGGGAGAAAGCCAATGACTCCGCCGGGAAAACAGCCGCAGGCAGCGGCTGGCCCAGGAGGATCGTCGCCAGCAGCACCGCCACGCCGTACCGGACAGCCGCCAACAGCAGGCGGAACGGTTGCGCGTCCAGTTCTCAATGCAGCGGGCGGCCAGCAGGGCGGAAAGAGCAGCGCAGATACAGGCTATGCAGTTGATCCCCAAACACAGCAGACAATGCTTACCACTCGCTCCGATGCCGGACAGAAAGGCCTTCAGGAGTTCCGCAAAGTCTCACAGAACGATATCGACAAAGACCGTCAGATTACGAACCGACTAAGCGATGTGGAAACCAAACTCAATCGCTATGACGACGCGCTGCAATCGCCGCAATTGAGTGGGGACGATAAGAGCGCCATCGGCAAAATCATCCGCAGCGACAAATTCAAGCTTGGAGCTTTTGGGCTCGAGGTTCCGGTTGATCAGGTCAATCTCTGGCTGCGCGAAAACCGTATCAGTGGATTGAGCGATGCAGGCGTGAAAGCGCTGGCATCGTATTACAACGCACGCGAATCCATGAGCGGATACCAGCGCGTTCTCTCGGGCAGCAATCGTGGTAGCGATAAGACAATGGAGTTGAATATCGACGCGCTGCCGAAACCGACTGACCCAGCGAACTACGCGAAGGAATCAATCAATCAATTCCGCGAAAACATTCCGATCATGCGCCGCGGACTTCCTGTGCTGCCAGGCGTGAGTAATCCGAACCCAGTACAGCAGCAGGGCGGCAATGTTGCCCCTGAGGGAACGATTGTCCAAGTTGGCAACGAAAAACAGATCAAGCAAAACGGCAAATGGGTTAAATACACCGGTCAGTAATCCCCTTCATGGCACAAGCTCAACAGCAGGCATTCTCCGATCTTCCACCCGGAGCACAGGTGATCCACGCCCCGGTAGCGGCAGCCGCGCAATATTCGGACATCCCTACTGGCGCGCAAGTTGTTCATGACCCAGCCGGCATATCACCGAAGCCATCTGTCCCAGCGCCAGACACGACCCTGACAGACATGATGGGCAACGGAATGCCCTCAGAAGAAGACCTGAATCCTTCAGACGCGCAACATCCGGTAATTGCAGCAGCAGTTAATCGGGCACTAGATTTCGTCAAGGGCACAGCGCGTTTATTTGGCCAGCCGCCGACAGGTAAGGCAGAAAATGCCGCGATGCTGGCAGGCCCAGCCGGTCCAATACTCACTCGTATGGTTCGCGGCCAGGCCCAGGCTTCCAAAACCGCGTTTCAGCAGGCGGCAGACCAAGGCTCACAGGTAAATTACCTCACCGATGACAAAGGAAACATGGTCACCGGAATGGATGGCGAGCCCATCCCGGCCAGCACGGAAGATGCACTGCAGGATGCCCGGTCAAAAGTCACGCTTCTATCTGCTGTGAATCCTTTCGCTACTGGCTCAGTGGTGAATGTAAACCAGCTTCAGGATCAGGGAAAACCGCAGCAGGCGCTAGGCGAGGGACTATTCGACGCCGCTACTCTGGGCTCTGGTATGCGCGGCCCGCAGCAGGTAATTTCTGATTCATTAAATGATGCTGCTGCCGGAATAAAGCAGGGAGCGCAAACGGTTCGACGTTCGGGCCCAGGACTGATGAAGGCAGTCGATAAAGGTACGGATGTGCTGGCGGATGCGTTGGTTGATCCGCGCAAGATGGCGACTGAAACGATCCCGCGCGCAGCGGGAAGAGCAGTAAAGAGAATGGTGGGCCAGCCTCCAACAGTGGCCACTCCAGCCGCCATATCCCAGCCTCAGCTTGCTTTGCCGCCAGCCCCAATTGAATTACCTGCGATCCCAGCGGCGCCAGAGCCAGAAGGACTTTTCCCCGCGGCTAGCACGGTCATACATGATCCAATCACAGGCGAATCGCGGGTACAGTTTCTTACCAGTAGAGCAGAGCCAGAACAGGGCCTCACACCGCAGGACACGCAACTTCTTAATGACCCCCGCGGCGCACTGGCGCGCTTTGCGCAGACAGACAATCTGGGCGGCATGGCTGATGCGCTTGACTCGCGCAATCCAGATCCGTTCAGCAATCCGATCAAGCCGCAGAGCACGCTGCCGGCATGGGCGCAAGAGGTAACAGATTGGGAAGCGAACGATCCACGGCATTTGTTCAATGTGCAGGATGAGCATGACTTCCTGAATCATCAGCGCCAGGAAGAAATTCTGCAGTGGATTGACGACCACAATAAGCAGCCTGAGCCGTTCCAGTCAAAAGGACTGAAGACCTCAGATCAGACAAAGCAGCCAGGATTGATGCGGAATGCGGCACCCAATGGCACGTCACAGCCGCAGGTTCCAACCGATGAGAATACGCTGGATCTTCTGACAAAGTCAGTCGAGCAGGTCCAGGCCAAGAAAACCGGACCAGGATTGATGGCGAATGACCAACCGCAGTCAGCGAAGGTTGGAGGGGCGAAGGTTCTTAAAGGTGACGTCCCGCTTACAGGAGCAGTCAGCCCAACCGCGGCCGATATCACCAGATTGACAGCGGAATTGAAGACAGCCACCGATCCAAGGGAAATCGCGGACATTCAGCAGGCCCTAGAACACGCACAAGCCAGAATGGAAGGACGGCCATACCATCCGCCAGAGCAGGCTGAGGTAGAGAACCTTCCTGCAACCCAGCCGCGTACTCATCAGCCAGCGCCTTACACGCGAGGCCAGGAGCCAGCCGCAGCAATCTCTCAAGGTTCACCTTCGGCGCCTGTACCTGCAAGTTCGTTGCAGCCAGGGCAGGCAGGTATCGTCAGCACATCCGAACTAAATCTTGATCCTAAGCGTTTCCAGTTCAAGATGGGAACCGATGACAGCGGAGTCACCAATCAGTTCAAGGATACGCAGAAGTTTAATCCCGATCTCGCCGGCGTGATCTCTACCTGGACAGACCCAGCCGATGGCAAGACTTATGTTGTGAACGGGCATCATCGCGTAGAACTCGCCCAGCGGACCGGTGAGCCTACAATGTTGGTTCGCAAGCTGCAGGCGAGTACAGCAGAGAATGCGCGCGCGCAGGGAGCACTGATCAACATTGCAGAAGGCCGCGGTACCGCCGTAGACGCTGCCAAGTTCTTCCGCGATTCAGGCTTGACCGCGGACGATCTGGGAAAAGAAGGCGTTCCCATCAGCGAATCGAAGGTTTCTGATGGCATGGCGCTGTCGAAACTGGATCCTTCTATTTTCAATAAGGTAGCTACCGGTCAGATGCCGGAACAGCGCGGAATTGCCATCGGAAACGCGACGTCTGATCCCGTGCAGCAGGAAGCTATTGTTAAGCTGATCGAAAAGCAGGAAGCAAAAGGCCGGAAGGTTAATAATGACACCGTGGCCGAGCTTTCGCGTTTTGTTGCCAATTCCGGAAACAAGACGATTGAGCAAGGTGGCCTGTTTGGGGCAAATCAGGAAATCCACAGTCTGGCCCTGGATAAAGCGGAAATCTCATCCTTTATTAAGCAGCAGATTGCCAAGGAAAAGCGGGTTTTCGGGAGCGTGGCCACTCCCGGTAAAGCGGAGGCCTTGGGCCAGGTGGAAGGGCAATCGATTCAGGCGGGAAAGAATGCCGAGATTAGCCAGCAGGCATCGCAGGCGCTTGAGCTGTTCGACAAGATGAGCGTGACTAAGGGCCCGGTTGATGACATACTTGAATCGGCAGCAAAGGGGCGCGCCAGTGGATACACTTCACCCGAAGAAGCTAAACGGACCGCCTACGAAAAAGTCAGAGCGGAGCTACAAAAGACTCTCGGAAGCGGACAAGACGGAAGTCCTGCAGGGAGCCAAACACGCCCTGGATTTCCAGCGCCTCCAAAGCGATAAGACGCCAGAGCAGGACATAGCGGCCGGCAAGCGCAAGCCGAACTAAGAATCTATAAATTCCCTCAGATGGCAGCCTATTGGGCTGCCTTTTGTTTTTGCAACGCCATTTCATCTTTCGCGAGGGTACCCCATTGGAAGCAGCCACTCAGCGTCAACTTGAAAACTCATCTGACCATGATCTTCTCGTCCGTTCTGTCACATTACTGGACGTCCTAACCGGCGATCTGCGTAGCCTGAGAAGTGATCATGAAAAACGTCTTCGGAATCTTGAACGCCTGGTTTATATGGGCCTTGGTGGACTGTCCGTGATCGACGTTCTGGCGCACACATTTTTCCATCTTCGCTGATGAAAACAAAAATATCGCTCGCAATCCTCATTCTCGCCGGATTGCTGGGCGCCAGTGTGGGCTGCGGCCATGCCACGCCAAAGAAGCCGCTTACCGGACTTCCAGTGCTCTTCCGCCATTGCGAGATCATTCAAGAGCCCGATGGCCGCAAAGGCTGTGACTGTCTCCATCCTCTGATTATTGAGACCGTCGACGCGCAAACCAAAAAGAGAACGCGAATCGCCTATTGCGACGGAAAGGTGAACTAGATGACAAAAGAAGCTCTGCAAGAGCAAGTCGTGCGCGTGGCACGCCTGAACAATGTGGACCCCGTACTGGCGTGCGCGGTTGTCGAACAGGAATCAGAGTGGAACCCGTGGGCCATCAGGTTTGAGCCTGCATTCGAGAGACGCTATATCCATCCCGCTCACCCTGATGCGCCTACGACCGAAGAGATGACGCGCGCGATGTCTTTCGGGCTGTTTCAGGTTATGGGTGAAGTGGCGCGAGAACGCGGCTTCAAAGAGCGTTTCCTGAGCTCGCTATGTGATCCCGATTTCGGCATTCCGGTTGGGGTTGCCAATCTGAAACATTGCCTCGATACGTGCGCCGGTGATGAAACGAAAGCTCTACTGCATTGGAACGGCGGCAGCAATGCGAACTATCCGCGTGAGGTTCTGGCGCGTAAGGCCAATTACGAGACGGCCATTTCAGCCACAGCTTAAATCAAGAGGAAATCAAGATTCAGCAGAGAAAGGATTGAGAGATGACTTTCTGGAAAGAACATTTTCTAGACCTATTGCTAGTCGTGTTGATTCTGGTTTTTGCAGGATTGGCAATGTGGTGCGCTCATGTTCACTTCGATAAGGGGTTTGAAGTGTTTAGCGGCATCGCCTGCAGCACTCTTGTTGGCGCGTTTATCGGGCGCATGAAGACTAGTCCCGACCCGACGGTACCTGCATTGATGCAGATGCTCCAAGCCAACGGTAACGGCAAACCTACAGAAAGCCCAAACGCGTAGGGCCCATCCGGGCCACAGAAATAGATTCACAGATTCACAAATCAATAAATTTAGGAGAAATCATGGCAACTCCAGCAAGTCCCTTGAACACCACCAAAATCACCACGGCAGTCACAGCGGTAGGCTTTGGCCTTAACCTACTGCCTTTCTTCGTGCAGGGCGTAGAAACCCTGTTCGGCAAGAAAACCGGCCAGACCAAGAAAACGGCAGTCAGCAATCTGGTCAACGCGTCGATCGTCGGCATCGCCGGCGGATTCGGCTTGGCTGGATCGCCGGAACTGGCACAGACCATCAACACTTTCCGTCCGCTGATCAGCCAGACCATTGACCAGGTCGCGACACAGTTGTTCCCGCCCGCGCCAGCTCCTGAGCCGGTCCCGGTTGTGGCGCAGCCTGTTCAGGTTGCCAATGATGCTTCGCCCGACCCGGTACTGAACAGCGCCGGATAGGCCCAGAGACAACTTTCGACGCATTAACGGCTGCTCTCTTCATGCCAGAGGGAGCAGCCAATCTTTTTTGTAATCAACTTTTCAACCTCTAGGAGAAATAAATGAAGCTTCGTATTTCCGTGCTTTTGTGTATCGCATTGACCATCGCTCTGCCGTGCATCAGCTACGCGCAGACCAGCACCTTTTCCATTGGCGGCAGCTACACCCACAACGGCGATCTGCCGCAGTCGATCAAGGGCGTACCGGGATTCCTGAAGAGTGGGACTGACATCGGCGGAGTGGATGTCGGGCTGTCGTCAAAACTCTTTGGCCCGCTGGGGTTGGCCTTTGATGGCAACTTTTCACACTCCGCCGAGCAGAATCAGTTCCTATTTGCGGGCGGTCCCGAATTGTCGAAGCGCTTTACCAATCAGAGACTCTTTGCTCATGCGCTTATTGGCGGGGCGTATGAAACGCAGAAACTCAAAGGCTTTGCGCTGACTTCTCTGGCCGATTCGTCTTTCGCTTATGATCTGGGCGGCGGATACGAGAAGTTCGTCAGTAAACATGTGGGCCTGCGGACAGGGCTTGATTACTTCTATACCGAAGCCTTCAAATCAAGTGACCACAACGTGAGGGCAACGCTGGGACTGGCCATCAGGTAAGACGCAAGATATCAAAATGAAAACGCCCGGGGCTTAATTGCTCCGGGCGCTTTTTGTGTTTATGGGCTCTTACGCTCCGACCTTTTCAGCCTCTTCCTCTTCAGCGCCTTCCTCTTCCTCGTCCTTTGGTCCATTGTCGCCGGTGAGTGACATTTGAACGCCATCGCCCTGCTTCAGCGCGTTTTCTGTTGGCGTGAAAGATGCCCAGAGACCGTCCACCATTCCATGCCTGAGCCACAGATTGAAGCCGCGCCTGTCTTCCTTCACTTTGAACTTGAAGCGCAGGACAGAGATGTCTTTTTCCTGCTCTACAAGAAAATCATAGAGTGTCAGGTTTGTCAGGCATTCCAGGCGTTCTTTTGGTTTTGATTTCTCTGTTGAATAAAACTCGATTGTGATGCCCTGCAACTTGAAATCGCCGAGCGGAGCTTCACTGACAAATGAGTTTTCCTGCTCCACAGCTTCGAACGCTGCCTGAATAAAATCTGGAAAGCCTTCAAATGGTGCAATGAGCGGGATGGTGCAATGGAAGACGGTAATGCGCTGTGACTTTTTCTTGCTACCGCCCACCTGTTGCACGATGTGATCGAGGCTGATAATGCGCCGACCACGTTGAAAAAAGGAAAAGCGTTTATCCTGGCTTTCGTCGTACTTTGGTCGCATCACTTCTCTCCTGGCTCTGGATTTTGTGCAGCTTTTTTAGTCAGCTGCCTTGCGGTTTGGGTGAACTCTCATCGCGAGAGCATCCTTGAGGGCATCGAGCAGCTTTTCATCCGGTGTGGTCTCAATGTTTTCCATGATCCAAAAACATATTGTGCGTGGGGTGCTGCGATCCTGCGCGACAAGAGTGAATGTCTGCTCTCCGCGCGCCTGAGCTCGCGCAAAGCAGCCAGCATCCATTTCACGCCCGACGGATGACTGAATGGCGGGATTGAAAACTGGTGTGTAGCCTTCCTCGAATGCTTTGGCTGGCGAATAGGACGTGTATCCGTCTTGATAAATCACGTAATAACCGCCAACTTCCGGCTTGTGTTTTTCAACGAATGAAGCTGGAACGGTAATCGGCGCGTACATCTTGTCGGCTGGAACTATCTGGTAGCTGCCACCGAGAAATACTTCATTCGCCGGTGATTGTTTGATTTCTTCTATCTTGTGCGCCCATACCTCTTTGTGGCATTTGTAGCGCGGCAACTCAATCGAAACTTGGCCTGTGGTTTGTGTCATCGTACTCTCCTTTAAGTGTCGTTGAACGTCTATTAAAATGGCTCATCCTCTTGCAGAATCGGCGCTACTGCTTTCCTCTGTTTGCTGGCAATGTTGAACCGCATCGCCGCTGCCAGCTTGATTGCTTTCTGCAAACGACTCGTTATGTCCTGGACCGCATGGCCGGGAGCAAACCGCACTGACATCTCAGCCATCTTGTCCAGAAAGAACATGAACTCATCAGGCGTCATGCCGCCCTTGATTTGGTTGCAAGACTCACAGGGAAGCCCAAGATTCGTCAGTCCAGGCGAGCCGCCACGCTTCAAGGGGATCTCGTGATCAACCACGCAGGAGTAAGCGTCCACAGGCTTAGTGCAATAGCGGCAGCGGATTACGCCACCTTCCTTACCATCGAATTTGTCGACAAACCATGCGGTGAATTGCTTTTGATCGAACGGCAGAGCGTAACCTTTTTTGCTGATGCGTCCGCTTGGTCCAGTCTTCTGCCGCGCGCGGTTGACCTGTGATTTATAGAGATTGCTCACACGTTCTTTGAAGCGGTCAGAGAGTTGAATCATTAGTTCACTCCGATGGTGGTCATGTGCGAGGGTTTCATGCTGCCGCAGCAGGCGCAGCGCAGTGTGAGCGTGAGGACAATAAAGGGCTGATCAGGCTCTTTCTTCATCTCGATAGCAAAGCCTAGTTTGCGGTTGATGGAGATGGTCATGGGCAGACCTGCTCTCTGCGCAGACGGTGTTCCATCCACCAGCGTTTGTGTTCCCAGATGACGCTACCGCCGCCACAGATGAAGATTCGTCCGTCGTATTCGACTTTGGTATCCCAGGTAAGTTCGGCTTCGGCGCGGCCCCATTCCTCATAGGCCATACCCTTGGAAGGCCGGTTTAGTTCATAGCGGCCACGCCAGCAAACGATGTCATGCCAGGGGCGAACAACAAAAGGCTTCACGTAAAAGATAACGGTGCTGATGTAGCAGCAATGGGGCTGGGCGAGGCATGGATTCGGCACCTTCGTGCTTAACGGTTCCCATATAGTCAGTAGCCATGGCCGCTCGGCATCGTGAAACATGGGCCACTCGCGCTCACACATGCCTTCAGTCAGGCGATTAAAGAATGCCAGCTTTCTGACGGTCGAATCGTCAAAGCGCGGCCCTCTGGCCTTCGCAGTTCTGGTAGCTGTGCTCATTTGATTATGGCCTCTGCTAAAAGCTGAACTGTCACTTCGACAACCGCTCCGCACTTTGTACAGGTAGCCATGAACCGATTGAGCTTCACATGCTCCATCCGCATAGGCGATTTCTGCCGAATACTCCGCACCTTTGCGCAGTTGAAATGCTTGACGGCCATTTCCACTTTTTCCGGTTCAACCGCGATGATTACTACGCTCATTTCGCTTTGGCCTCCATTGGCGTTGCTACCGTGCCCTCTTCTCTGATTTCCCAATCTGTATTGCAGTGGCGTAGTCCGCTCTTTTTGTGAACCAACACATCTGGCCCGGTGTGCTGCGGTACTTCGTAGATTTCGTCGTGACAGAATCGGCAGGTCATTGTGATTCCTTCGCCATCCGACGATGCCACCATTCCAACGTGAAAATATCGGAGAGCAGTTTTGGATTTGGCCAGTCGCGACCCAGCATGCGCTGCTTTATATACCAGCGTTCCATCATGTCGGCTTTGCGCTGCTCCTCTGCGCGTTCTACCTCAATGTCATCCGTGAGGCGCGGGTCGCCGCATTGGCGATTCCATCTAAAAATGCAACAAGTCGGATGCATCAAATGCAGCCGAGCATGATTGGAGCAGCCAGATTCAGATGTGCTTCTCCCTCGTGGCCAGCCCGGGATGATGTCTCTCGCCTTCAAGGTTGCGCCTTATTCCAGTTTCAGCAGTCGATCAACGGTTTCCATTGTTAGTTCGCGAATGTATGTGCGTGCTTTGATCTTGAAGGCGTGCTCCGCAGCAGCTATCGCAGTTGCATCTACAACGCCCATAAATACTCCGTCGATAACATTGACTAGCCTCTGCGCATCGGAAGAGCCTTCAAATTCACGTCTTATCAACAGGGCGCCGTCTCTCGCTAATTGCAGGATTTGTTCTTTTTGCTCAGCACTAAAAATCTCAGCCATCTACGCAGCCTCCAATCTCACCGAGTACTCTTCCTCACAGCACACGCAGAGCAGCCACCCCTTGCCCAGCGCATCCACGTACAACGCCTTTGCTGGCATCTCTGGACACACATCGCACATTACAAAGCCCAGAACCTCAAATACCTGCACAAGCCGGATAGCGCCATAAGGCCTGGCAAAGTCATGCTCGCCGTCATGAAAGTCAGCCGCAACACACCCCGGAAATGAGCAGCCATCACGCATGGGTCGGCTTTGGAAATTCCTGAATCTGCAATTCCTTTGGCCAAAACTCGCTGCGCTTTCCGCTCACGTCACGCCTCATTTTTGGCGAACCGTCTTTGTTTGTTCCGTCTTGATATTTCCGTTGCGAAACTCCCAGCTTGTCCGCAAGGATGTCGCCAAGTTGCTTGAAGTGGACGGCAACTCCCGCCTCTTTGCATTCCTCGATCAGCGATAGCGCCCATTCCAATTTCATCTCGCGTGCTCCTGCGCCTGATTCGCCACCGATGATGAGCCATGACATAGGACGGTACGGTCTGGGATCGGTATGCTGGACGCGCCAGAGACGGAATGGGCCAAGTAGCGGCTCAGCGCTTACCCATGTGACGCCCGATACAACCCGGTTTGTGTAGGATTCGTTCTCTACCGTTACGCCTATGCTCACGTTCGGCTGCTGCAGGAAGTCCTCATGCCGCTTGATTTCCAGTGCTCGTTTCGTGAGTAGGTTCCATTGCAAGTTTGGAGTGGCCTGAATCAGTGTGAGCAGTCGCGGTCGCAATTCTTCAGCGGTCGGGTTGACCTCAAACACATCCGCCATCGAAGCGCAGAACACACGCGCTGGACGGCCAAACAACTCCAGGGCTTCGCGGTTCCACTTCAGCGGCTCATTCCAGTGCTTATCCCCAAACGTGCGCCGTGGTGCATCCTTGCCCCAAACATTCTCACCAACACGCTTGCTGAAACTTTCCGCGTAACAGTGGTCACACGCCGGAGAAACCTTAACGCAGCCCCACCACGGATTGAACGTGTGATCCGTCCAGCTAATTTTCGAGTTCTCTGCCATCGTTTATCCCTTTCCCCTATTCCTTGCGCTCTCGACCAGCTTCTCGCTCTCAACGTGCAGCCAGTACGCTTTGCCGTCATACGTTTCAAAGAAACACCAGGCGGTGCCGAGGAAGTTCATTTCCAGCGTCTTCGGCACCTTGCCGGTGATCCGCTTGACTAGAAGCAGGTCGTTTACTTCGTAACTGAGTGCGGCGCTCATGCTCACCATTTCCAGTGAAATACTTTTTCAATTCCCAGCGCCTTCATCCTGTTGCGTAAAGTTGGCTGGGTCAGGTTCAGTTGCTTCGCCGTGGCTCGCGTGTTGAAAGAATTAAGCTCAAGCGCGGCTACTATCAGTTGTCTTTCGACTAGGGTTATGGCCCTGCCGAATGGAATATGTTGTCGTTGCGCGGCAGTTGAAAACTGCTGCAGGACGTGTTGCATTTCTGGTCCAGTGGCTGGCTGGGTGCTCATGGGTTGCTCCTGTTAGTTGAATAGGTCGATCAAAGATCCTTTAGCGAAAACTTGCCGCCATTTTTCGTTATGAGTTGGGCCTGATTGAGCTTGTAGATACAGGTATTGGAAATGGTGCGACGATCTAGGCCGGTTATGATTGCTAGTTGGCCGGTATCCAGTTGGCCATGAGTCATAAGTGCATCAATTACCTTCGCAACACTGCCACCAAGTCGCCGCTTCCATGACTCCCAGACCGCCTGCTTATGTGCTGGCTGAGGTGGAACCGCTGTCGCACTGCCGTTTTCGCCTTGCGGCACAATTACGTCGATTTCCCCGAATGTCATGCGCAACGCCTGATACAGAGGGGAAAGAATCTTCCGTAGTTCTGAGATGGCGCGAACCGACTCACTGCGCTGTGATTCCAGTTGGCGGCGAGCTTCCGCAACTTGCTCTCTGAGGTCGCGGTTGTCTTCCTCAAGCGATGCGATGATTCGGTCACGATGGTCCGGCGCAGGCTGCTGCCCGGAAGATATGGCCAGGTTAGCCATTGACGCCTCCAGTTCCTGTTGTGATTTGTTTGTGGAAGCCACGGAATGCGCGTTCCAGCATCAGCGGCGATCCGCAGTCCTCAATCCGGCGAAGCGAATAGAGAACTACCTTTACGGCATTCAGGTTCAGGCGTGCTTCGTCAAACACGTCAATAGCGATCACGTACTCGTGATCATGAGTGTGTTTGCCAGTTGCCCAATCCCGCGCACGATCGCGATGCTCGGTCAGCGCGGCAAACAGCTTGGCATCGCCTCCGGGCCGGTCAGGATGGCACTTTTGCGCGCGTTCGCGGTATGCCTTGTCTATGGTTTCAAGCGTCGGCACTTCGCCAATAAGCCCCAATGCTTCCTGCCACGCAAACTGGTTCGTGGCTTCGCGGGAGAAGTAAACGGCCACGCCCGGGTCCAGCGGGTTAGCTGAATACGTGATGAGCGATGAAGTTGCGCCAGAGCGCTCCAGTTCCTGCCGCAGCATCTCTTTGACTTTTCCCATCGTCCCTTTCCATGCCGAACGGCCAGCACGGTCTTGAATGCGTGTACGCGGCTGACCATCAGGCCAGACCAATTCTGGCTTTTCTTCGTGGATTACTTCTTCTTTGCGCTTCACTGTGTTGATTCCTCCAGTCGTTTCACGATCGCGCCCGCGATACCAGATTCCTGAAGAATCCAGGCATCTCTGCAGGTGTAGGCGATTAGAGCCGATGGGCCGCCAGCGTTATATGGCGATTCGCTAGCCTGCTTAATGTTTGTTTCAGGCTTCTCTTCCATGCGCATCAGCTTCCAAGTCATCGTGCCGGGATTCAGTCGGCTGGCCATCAGCACATATTGAAAGCGCGGATCGTCAGTTGGGCGCACTCTCGTGGCTGCCATCACTTTGCTGCCTTCTTTGCTCCGCGACGGTCTGCCAGCGATTGAAATGAAATCAGCGTGAACTCTGACAGGCGCGAAGCGACACGCTCATCCATGCGCTCACTGAGTTCCGCAAGTGTCCAATTCATCGTTACGATGGTGGGCCGCTGCGCATTCAACCGGCGATCGATCACTTCAAGCGTGTAGCGTCTCTCGTGGTCGCTTAATCCGCCAGCACCCAGGTCATCGAGAATCAGCATTGGCGGCTCAATGTAATCGCGCAATATATCTTCCTCGCTCACATCGTCCTGGCCGTAGCTATCGCGAATCGTTTGGAATAACTGCGCTGCCCGGCGAAAACGGATGCTCTGCCGCGCTTTTACTCGATCAATGAATATTGCTGCCGCAAGGTGCGTTTTCCCGGTACCTGTACCACCCGTTAAAAGCAGCCCGTCTGTTGGTTCCTTCAGCCATTCGGTAATTGCCTTCGCCACGGCCGAACGGAAATCAGAAAGCTTCGCCGCCCCATAGCGCACGGGAAGAGCGGTCTTGATGATCCTCTCAACCACACATTCGCACCGCACCGCGATCTCAGAGCCAAGATGCTTTTTGTTCGGGACCATCACAAACCCGCTATCCTTGCAGCGCGCGCACTTATGCGACGATGTCTGGTTCGCGCTCGAATCTGGCGGAGTCTGTGCCGTGGTAAGCGCCTTTTGAAGCTCCATGTTTGCCTTTTGGTCCTTGCCCCGTTCCGGATTGGCCACTATTTGCTTGATGCTTTGCATTGTCCTGCTCTCTTGAAAGCCATGAATTCATGAATCTCTGAACGCCCTGTTTTGTCTTCCTGCGAGCCTTGTGCGCCAAACACCAGCCGCGCATACTTCGCAAAGCCTGCATCACGTCAACCGCCGGATAAAGTTTTTGCCACTCTACTACCTGGGATTTTGGGATTGGGTGCTCTTCCCCTGTATTCAGCGGCATCGTGATATCAATCGCTTCAGGCTGTGCGGAGCTTGTCTCCGCACTAAGAAGTTCTTCTTTAGCCTGACCTAACCTAGCCTGACCTAACCTAACCTTATTGCTAGCATCGTTTTTAGCTAAAGCAGCTTCAGGTGTAGCTGAGCTAGAGTTTTGCTTGGCGTTTAACTTGTTTGCTTGCTTTGCGTTGCCGCCTAGTCGTCCGCGTTCGGCATAATCCCTGCGCATCTTCCGATATTTAGCTAGCTCGTGTTGTTGGCGTTCATTCACGTAATAGGTACCGCATTCGGACAGGTCAAACATCCTCATGACGGCATCCTTGTGCCGATCCCATATCTCTCTGTCCGGGCAGTCGGCAAGCACCATCAACATTGCATCGTCGTGCGGAATACGGCCGGGGATTGGAAGATCCCATCCCTGCTGGAGGATTGACCGATACATCAAACGCTCGATACGCTCGAGTCCGCGGACGCGGAGCGTCCAGAACTCGCCTTCGTACCACGGCTGATATATCGGCCTTTCATCTCGGCTTGACCGTGACTTTTGTCGCGGCAAATCACGCTCCCTGAGATTGCGTTGCCGGCTGCACGATAACGACGTTTGCCGCCTGTGGGCCCTTGGATCCCTGTTCGATATCAAACTCGACCAGGTCGCCTTCATTCAGGCTTTTGTAGCCCTCGGATTGAATTGCGCTGTAATGCGCAAAGACATCGGGACCGCCTTCGCGCCCGATAAAGCCGAAGCCTTTTGCGTTGTTAAACCACTTCACTTTGCCGCTGTAAGCCATTCCTCTTCCTTTCGTTCTCCATGAAATTTTCCCCCTTGAGGGCCGAACAAAACCGTTCTGAATAACTCAACCGAAAGGCAGTCCTTGCGGTTATTGCAAGGCGCGCAGGCATCGACAATATTTTCCGGCTCATCGCCGCCGCCGGAACATCGCGGGATTTTGTGATCACGGGTTGCCGTGCGCCGGGTTAGTTGAATGCCGCAATACCAGCACCATCTGCCAAGCCTGCGATTGCCGCGCTTTCGCCTGTAGCCGATAGCCAACCCTGCATCTCCGAACGTGCATCTGAAATCTCACAGATAACCAGCTTTCATGCGCTGCTCTTGCCGGTACTTCTGAGCATTCGGACAACTTGAAAAGTGCGTTTCAAGCGTGTCTTTATCGAGCGGAACCGGCTGATTTGCTTTCATCCAAAACTCAACTGGCTGTCCGCAGGCTTCACAATTGCCTAACTCAAAAAACTGATAGCCTTTCTGCTGCCAGTACTGCGGTGTCTTTGGCTCAGGCATATCGTGATCTTTTCGTCATTCAGTGCACGAAAGTCTTCTTGGGCAGGCGGTGCGACCTGCGCAACTTGCTGGGCTGTAGCAAAATGATGGAATTGATATGCTGCTTCCATCTGTGCATTCATGAGTTGGCTTATTCAGGCGCGGCTCAGCCGGATAAGGCAGGATGTTTACTGTCTTAGCCTCTTTACCGGTTAACTCTTTTGCCAACTGCTTTGCTTCCGTCTCATCTTTCGCTTCAACGCAAGCAGACTGGCGACCATCAAATGTCACCCAAAAAGCGTGCATATAAAATCTCCTAATCCTTTAAAAAGATTTATCCTCTACGCCTTACCGCTTGTCTGAATCCAGCAGAGCTCCCTGATCTGATCTGGCTGGCTGTCGTGATCTTCCTGATTTCGGTGAGTGTTGCGACTCTGCCGTTCCGTGCTCCGATGATGACGCCTGCGGCTGAGCGTTCGTTTGCTCCACGGGCGTCTGTTGAGGGTTTGGCGATGGCTCGGGATCTATCGTTACGGTCATGCCCAGGAATTTGAACTGGACAGCCTTTCCGGTTTCATTGGCTTCGCGCTGCGCTTCGGCTTTGCATGCTTCCGCTGTGGCCAATGCCTCTTCCATGGTCGGCGTATATTCCTGTGATTCGTCCTCAGGGTGGGCGGCGGGTTCCTGGCTCTCTTCAGTCTTGGCATATTTGCCGACAAGGGCATTTGTCTTATCGACGGTAGCTAGTCGCGCCGCTTCACTCGCTGGGTCGAGTTCGAAGTGAAGATCCTGCGGCAACCCAGCTTCGGCCAGTTCTTCCAGTTGCGTGGCCTTCTGAAATTCAGGCGAGAGAGGGCACCGCTTCGCTAGTTTGCGAATGGGGCATTTGCGGTACATGTCCTCGATTCCCAACGGAGTATTCCAGGGAGAGAAATCGGAATCTTTTGACTGTGAGAAATTGCGCAGCCGGTCAAGTTTGGCTTTGGGCATATACTCAAAATCAGTCTCGCCATCTTTGTAGCGAACGATGGCATAAGCCCCGCGAAGGCCTACGAGGTCTTTTCTTTTGTCATCGAAAACACCCCTGTCCTGATTATCAAAATCCGGTATGTGGATGAGTTTGCGATCGAGGCCGAATACGATTTCGAACTTGTCACAGTTAAAAACCAACTCAGCGGCTACCCATGAGACCTTGCCAGAGCGCTGCGCCAGATCGATCAGGCCCAAGTAGCCAGGCATGAAATTGGCTTCCATTTGGTTGGTCTTTCTGTTTTTGCGCGGTATCAGGTAACCACGGCCGAGTACTCCGTCAGGCTCGATACCCAATTGCGAAGCCGTAATCACCGAGCCCATGATGGATCCCGGGGAACACTCCATTAATTTTGGAGTGCGCTGAATGGCGGTCATAACAACACGCACCATGCGCTCTGGCGTTAAATGCCGCGGCAGCGCTGCTTGAATCTGATCCTTCATTCCGTCCAGCATCGTGCGCAGATTTGCAATTTGCTGGCGTGATGTAATTGCTTGTGTCGTGCTCATCGATCACTTTCCTTTCGTGCCTTTCGGCGTCGTTCTAAGAACTGCTCTATAGCGGTACAAAAACAAATGGCCGTGTTGGCTTGCCAGGGTGCTTGTAATGCGCAGCCAAATCAAAGTTTTTCCCCTGGGCCTTGTGTTCAAGCCAGAACGTCAGGAAATCGGGATAGTTTTCTGCAACCCACTGCGCGAAAGCGGCGTGACGGCCAATCGTTCCGCCTTCAGCTTCGAGCGCTTTGGTGTCCCATTTGATTGGCGCTTTTTGCTCAGCCCAGCGGATACGCACACCAACGCTCGGGACATCGAGTTTTGAATATTTGCTGGCCAACATGCGCTGCTGAATACGCTCTTTGATCTGCTCTTCAGTCAGCTCGAGCGTTTCTAGCTGTGCCCTGATTTCCTTCAGGTCGGAAGCCAGTTCAGCAAAGGAATCATCTTCAACATATTCGGTGTCCGGCTTCTCGCCGGCGAGCTGCATCAGGTATTGCTCGCCACGGCAGGTTTTGCGGAAGATGCAAGAGCGGCAGCGCGTGTCACCCTGCGGGAAAGTAGGTGGCTCAGGCTTGGGCCCGTTCTCTACCAGCGCCCAGAACTTCTCGCCACGCTCAAGGATCAACTGAATCAGCTTTTCATTGCGGACCATCGGGAAGCAGGTGAGTTCGAAAGTTGACGTATCGAGGATGGCCATCACACCCCACTTGTAACCAGTGACAGCCAGGGCATGCTGAATCTGAAAAATGTAGTCAGTCACAATGCCATGCTTGAGGGCATCGCGCACAACCCATTCATTTGAGGTCTTGCATTCCAGCACGCCAGGGCCACATGAATCGTCGCCAATGACGGCCTGCAGCTCGGTTTCAATCTGCGGCCAATAGAGCGTTAATTCCTCACGCGTTACGCCGACGATCTGGCGATCAATGTTTACGCGCATGAACTCAGCGCCATCCATGACGCGCGTCGGATGCCGGCGGACTTTGAAGCCAAATTCCAGAGAGAATTGGTCGGCTACAACTTCTTCCAGGCGATTGCCGCGATCAAGGATCTTCTTCTCTGCTGCGGTCCTCTCGTAATCTTGTGGCGTATTCCTTTTTTCGTACCAAAGGCGCGTGCTGCAACCGTATCTGCTGTCATCAGGAAACAGACTGGCCGCATCAGAGCCGCCTATGCCTTTGCGTCGTTCGTCCAGCCATTGCTGCTTTTTGATGTCGATAGTTGCCGTGCTCACTTTTTGCCTCGCAAATCTGCTTTGGTTTTGTGCCGACCAAGCCGAGGGTTTTTTGTTTTGGGCCAATTCTTGGTATGGCGGTCGAGAACGGAACTGGTGATAGCTGGCCCTAGCAGGGTTTCGCGCATAACGCTGGTTTTCCATGCCTCAATGCGATCTTCTGGATACCAGACTTTGCGACCAGTCTTGATATATGCAGGGCCTGTGCCACGCGATCTCCACGATGCCAATGTTGCAACGGAGATATCAAATCGTTTTCCTAGCTGCTCTGGCGACAGCAGTTTTTCATGGAGCAATTCCGGCATTTCCGGCTGCTTCCATTCCTTGGAGATACCGCAGTACTCAGCCATCAGAGATAAGGCTGCCGCGTGCTCACACTTGAGCATCGCGGCTCTTATGCGGTCAAGCATGGCCGCACGCTCACGTGATATCTCCATTGCTGTCGTGATGAGTTGCTCTATGCTCATTTGTTCAGAGGCTCGGGAACTAAACCGCCCACAGTTCAGTGCGTCTAAGTTCGGTCATTTCGGTTTTGCGGTACTTGCGTTTTGGAGAGATTTTTGGCCGTACGCTTTTTGTTGGTTTGCGTGGCTCAGAGATCAGTGAATAGTTGACGAACTTATTGCCCGGTGGATACCTCGAAATAATCTTGTAGCCCTCATCCTGCAATTCGCTTATACGGGCTGGCGCTTGACTGAATTCTTTTTCCAGTTCACGTTTTGAAAAGCCATTGTCGCCAGCTTCGCGTAAGCGCTGAAGAATGATGGATTTTTGAGACAATCCGGTGCGCCTTGTCGGCGCGTATGCTTTGAGCCAATATTTTCCCTTGGCTGCCTTCTGTCCGGCATCAACTCTTGCGGCCTCTGCGCGCTCTTGTTCACCAAGGCGATATCGGATTGCCTGCCCGCCATGGATGACGAACATTAAGCTACGAGAGACGAAAATCTTTGCGTTGGGGAAGAGTCTCTTACCGGCCCAATAAAAAGCGCATTGCTCATGATCTCCAGGCACCGCTTTAGTGATGTCGCTCGCAATCAAATTGATTGGCTTGTCTGATCTAGCGTTAACAATCCTCTTGATTTCCTCCGCAGGAAATCTGCTTCTCAATTTCTTTAAAATATCCATGCGTTTATCCTCCTAATTGCTGCTTCCTGTCATTTCACGATCATCATGTTTTCCCAGTCGTACTTAAATTCCTGCCCGCAATCGAGACAGACCACATAAGTCTTCAAGTTGCGCGTAAGCGGAAAACTCAGCCGCTCATGACGACACCAAAAACACCATGTAAAGAGTCTCAGGAACATCGCTCTGGCAGCAGCATTCCGCGCGCTATGCGATCAGCCGCTAGAAAGTGAATCACTGCTGGATTGTTGCGAAACTTATCCAACACTTCGGCCAGATGCCTAAAATGCAGATGAGCATCCATCGCGCCGCCCCTGGTGATCGGCTTGCCGCAAAATTCGCAAGGAATTTTCTTCATTGAGTCACGTCCATCAATATCCTGAAATAAACGAACACAGCCAGGACGAACCCCGCAGCAGCAAGCACGTATCCCGGCCAGATTGATTTAGCGCGGCTCATCTGACCCACCATGCAATCGAGAGCACAAGGCCAACAATCGCGAACCCCACACAGCTCAGGCCCATGACCACGCAAGCGAACGCCACAAAGCCGCGTAACGTGATCTCTCTTTTCGGCTGAAGCTCTTTCAGGTTGACCGGCGCTGGAATCTCATCGGGATCAGGCAACACTTTGTAGAGCAATGTTTCTTTATGCAGGCTCATACCAGCGATGCGATTCAAATTCCTGTATTCGCGATAAAAAGTGGGCGTCATGCGCGTTTCACCCCACTCGATGCGATAACGCTTACGGCAAATTCCTCTAACTCCTGATTGATTCCTAAAATGATGGCGAGATCGGCGGGAGTCGGTTCATCGCTGCCGCTCTTTTCGAACATGCCGCAAAGCTGTGACAGGAACGCCTGCGCGCCAGCATAAAAGGCTTTTTGCATTTCGCGAGTCTGCACATCAGAGGCTCCGGACGGAACAAGAACGGTGCGCCGGAAATCTTCCCACGCGGCCGCCATGAGCTTTACGCCGCTGTTGGCCATAGCCCCTCCTCTGGATCAATAGTGGAACCAAGATCACCAAAGGCCTTATCCACCTTGTATTTCAGGAGGAGTTCATCGTTGAAAACGATGCCACTCCAAATATCGCTACATGGAAAGGGATTGTTACTGGTAAGGCCGAACCGATTAGCTTCGACCTCATGAGAGGTAATCTCTTTCCCTGTTTCCCAGCTCACGAGTTTGCAGGTGATCTTCATTGCACACGCTCACTTCTCAGCCGGGTACTTTCGGCTAGCAGAGAAAATTCAAGAATGGCGAGCGCGTAATACTGGTTGGGAGTTTTTGCCAAGAGCATGTCACGCTGGACCTGCGCAAATGCCTTTTCTATTTCTGTCAGTCGCGTATCCACATTCGCCGTGTCCAGATTGAGGACATGGTTTACTTTTGCGGACAGCTCGTGAATGGTAGTGCCTTTGTGCATACGTGCCTTTCCGTTTAAGCGATTGCTTCCATGACCGCCTGAATCACTTCGGCAGGCTGCTCCCCTACGCTGGCGAACTCGTCACGGCTGCGGATGTACCCAAGATCCTTGAGCCTCAAAACGCATTTGCTGACTTGCTTGCTGTCGTATTCGGGAAACCCAAGCTTCTTCAATTCCGCCTGGACGAGTCGGTAATCGGGAACTTGATCTTTAATTTCGCCCCGGCATTTCATCGCCCAAATAGCAGCCCAGACATGGCGATCACTTTTTGCCCGCAAAAGTGGTAGTGTACGGGCCTTGTTCCTGTGTTCACTCGTATTAGTGTTGTTTGGCACAACTGCACACTAATGCTAGTGATCCTGTGTTGTCAAGAGAAAAACGCGAATATTTCAAATACATGCGATTTTCTCTTGCAATCAGTAATGCCACTGTGTATAGTCACTCACGTTACTGATGGAATGTTCCACGTGGAACATTAATGCTAGTGAAAGGTAAGTAGCTGAATCGCATGGATTTCCACTCCCCTAAAGGTGATAAGGTGAACGCCGGGACGAAGCTCTTGCTGCTGCCTTTAAAGGAACAGCAAGCGATGGAGGACAGGCGATTCCAGAACCCGACACCCAAGAAGCATGGGCGCCGGTGGAGAATCCGGGTTTACCGTGACGTGATGATCGATGGGAAGCTGGTCAGTCGTCAGGTGCCAGAAGATTTGGGCGCAGCTACGCTGCCGTTTCGCGTGGTGGCAAAGCGGGCGCAGGAGATTCTGGCGGAAGTCAACAAAGGAAAGACGAGGCCGAATGCGGCGGTTCTTTTCGCGGATTACGTGAGAGGTACCTACATTCCGGCCGAGATGCCAACCTTTTCAAAAAGCACGCAAGGTCGATACTTGGGCGTGCTCAACAATTACCTTCTGCCGATGTTTAGCGAGAAGACCTTAGGTGAGATGAGCGTGCAGGCAATCCAGCTATATTTCTCCAGCTTCGCCGGTTCCCCGCTGGCGCAGGAGTCACGCGAGAAAATCTGGACCGTGCTTTCTTCGGTAATGGCTTCATCGATCAAGTATGGTTGCCTCAGTGCAAACCCTTGCCACGGAGTGAAGCTCCCGCCAGCCAAGCGCGGGAGAGCCCCGAAACCATTCATTACTGAAGCGCAATTTCACCAGCTCGTTGAACTGATTGCAGAGCCTTACGCGACCATGGTGTATGTGGCGTGCTGGACCGGACTCAGGATTTCCGAGTTGATTGGACTACGCTGGAACGACATCAGACAGGACGAAATCACAATCGATGAGAGGTATTGCCGTGGAGACATGAGTGCGCCTAAATCGGAAGCCTCAAACGCCACAATAGCCGTTATACCGGATGTGATCAGCCGCATCTTTAAGCTGAAGGACATGACGGTTAGAGTCGGCGGGGGGCGGGGCAAATATCAGACATTCAAACTCGTGAAGTCGGAAGAGCCAGACGCGCTTGTCTTCCAGTCGGTGCGCAAGGGTGCGCCGATGCGTGACAATAATATTCTGACTCGTCACATCAAGCCGGCAGCAAAGGCCATGGGTATGCCGTGGATTAACTGGCGCTGCCTCAGAACATCATTTGCAACCCTGTGTAAGGACCGCGGGATTCCTGTGCGTGATGCCCAGGGATTGTTGCGGCACTCTCGCCCAGGCCCGACATTGGAAATTTATCAGCAGACCTCAGAGGCACATCAGCGTGCGGCAATAAGTCGCTTGGCGCGAAGCGCGATGGTGAATTGAGATGTTTGGTCTTGTTTGGTCTTACAAATCGCAGGATCAAGGCGTGAATGTATTGACTAAGTATTGTGAAATCAGCGGCGAGTGCTTCCAAAAGCGCAGCCCTGAAAAGGCTGGCGTCGGCGGTTCGATTCCGTCCCTGGCCACCATACCCTTCACAACTTGGTTCTGAGAATAAACGGCTGTATCGCCAGTTATAATGCGCAGAAAATGACAAACCCC